TGCTACAAGTGCCAGAAAAAATTAGCCGGGCTTGATGCCACGGTTGATCACATCATCCCCCTAGCTGTTGACAAGACACTAGCGCTAGACATGGCCAACTTAGCTGCCTGTTGTCGTAGTTGTAACTCATCTAAGCGTGATAAAACTAAATGACACCCGATACGCGTTTTTTTCTAGAAATTACCTCATGACCCATCGCCCCCGTCATTTACACGCACGCTCAAAATTCACAACTCGGACATTTGGGATAGGATTTTGATATGGGACGCCCACCTAAGCCAGCCGAAATTAAACGCGCCACAGGCCGCGCACCCGGACGCGACTCCGGTGGACGCCCGCTGCCCGAGTTGGCAGTAGTCCAAACCTTGCCGATGGCAGACCAGACACCCGAGCCACCAGCGATGCTGGGACCCGACGGTCTGCAACTCTGGAACCGAGTCTGGGATGCCGCAATCACTTGGCTATCCCCACAATCGGATCGCGACGCCATCGAGAACGCCGCCAAGCTCGCCGACGTTGTCGCAGCGGCGCGGACGAAATACATGGCCACCCTCGAGGCGGTCGACGCCCGAGCTTACGTCTCGGTCAATAAAGCCTTTACGGATTCCCTCGCTTCACTTGGGTTCGACCCAGTCAGCCGCTCCAAGCTCGGCGTTGCCGAAGTCAAGCGCGTCTCTGCCATAGATCAACTATTGGCGAAACGAGAGAAGCGAAGCTAATGGCAAAAACCAAGGGGACGCAAGGTTGGCCGCCGCGCTACATCTCGCCGCTCTCACCCGCGGAATTCAAGAGGAGTCGCGGCGACAACGTTATAGATTTTTCAGAAGCTCTCTGCTCGATTACGAAAGACTCGGTCGCTGGCGCCGCTGGCGAACCGCTGATATTTCGTGAATGGCAAAAGAATCTGACCAAGGGTTTATTCGCAGAAAAATCTGACGGAACCTTAAAACACAAAACGGCACTCATTGGATTGCCGCGAAAGAATGGAAAGTCCGCTTGGCTTTCCGCACTGGCATTGGAGCACCTCGTTCTAGGTCCCAACGGTGGCGAAACGTATTCGTGCGCTGCCGAAAAAGAACAAGCCAAAATCGTCTTCGGCACAGCGAAGCGAATGGTGGAAATGCAGCCCGAATTATCAGAGATTCTCGACGTATATCGAGACGCTATCTACAATCCAAAGACCGGTTCGGTCTATCGGGCTCTATCCGCAGAAGCGTTCACTAAGGAAGGTTTATCGCCGACCTTCGTGGCCTTCGATGAATTACACGCACAACCTAATCGCGAGCTGTTCGACGTTATGTCCTTGGCGATGGGTGCTCGGCGTGAACCATTATTGGTGGCTATCACCACCGCTGGGGTCAAGGTCGACCCGACAGGCAAGGATTCGCTCTGTTATCAACTTTATGAATACGGCAAGCGAGTAGCCAGCGGAGAAATCAAGGATCCAAGTTTTTATTTTGCTTGGTGGGAAGCGAATCCAGATGCAGACTTCAGGACGGCCGAGGCGTGGGCTTCTGCTAATCCCGGTTTTGATGACATTGTGTCTGCTGATGATTTTGCGTCGGCAATACTTAGAACACCAGAAGCAGAGTTTAAGACCAAACGACTAAACGTCTGGACCTCAACATCCGACGCTTGGCTTCCCCACGGATCATGGGACGCGTGCTACCGCGAGGGAGACCTCGAAGAAGGCACCAAGGTTGTCCTCGGATTCGACGGCTCGTTCAACGGTGACTGCACTGTCATCGTGGCAGTAACGTGCGAAGAAGTTCCCCACATCGTTCCGCTGAACGTCTGGGAGAAACCCGATGAAGCTGGCGCCGATTGGCAAGTTCCGGTTCTGGAAGTCGAAGACGCCATCAGAGACGCTTGCAAGCGATTTGAGGTCGTTGAGATAGCTTGTGACCCTTATCGTTGGGCAAGAACATTTCAGGTCTTAGAAGACGAAGGATTGCCAGTGGTGACCTTCCCACAAACGGCCTCGAGAATGACACCAGCAACGACACGCTTCTATGAGGCAGTCGTGAATCACCAACTTTCCCACAACGGCGACCCTAAACTTGCCCGACACATAGGCAACGCCACACTCCGCGTCGACCAACGCGGCTCACGACTCTCCAAGGAAAAGCGCGGATCTACTCGGCGCATCGACTTGGCAGTGTCATCGGTCATGGCCTTGGAACGCGCCGTCTGGTGGCACGCACAAGGCGACTATCTACCCGCCGCATTTAATCTCTGGAATCTGGAAGGAAACGGAAATGAAGCTCAATTTGGACTTAATTACGACCGCCCTTGAAATCGCGGCTATCGGTCTCATCGTTTCCGGAATTGCAGTTCTCCTTGGAACCGGAGCTGGCTTGATTTCAGCTGGCGTCGGCCTTCTCGCTCTCTCCTATCTAGCATCGGCAGGTAACGCATGAGTCTTCTCCGTCGTGGAATTGTTGGACGTTACCCACAATTCAACAACTATGTCGCTCCGCTCTCTCAGCTCTACGGTCAGACCAACATCACATCGTCTGCCGGCGAGCGCATCGACGAATGGTCAGCGCTAGGAATCTCCGCCGTCCTCGGTTGCGTCTCATTATTGGCTGACACCGTTGCATCGTTGCCACTTCGCGCATATCGCATCAAAAACGGCAAGCGCGTTTCTGTCGACCTTCCCGACATCTTGATGAACCCTGATCCAGAGTCGAATTGCTACGAGCTCATTCACCAGATTATGACTTCCATGACTCTCCACGGCAACGCGTACATCCACATCGACCGCGACCGTGCCGGCAACTCCATCGGCTTGGTTCCGTTGCACCCTTACCAGATGCAGGTTCTCCCTACTGGTGACCAGATTGGCCGTAAGTATCTCCACCTCGGCAACGACATCGACTCACAAGATTTGCTTCACCTTCGTTGGCTGACTCCACCACAATCCTTGGTCGGCGTTTCACCGATGATTCAGAACCGTAACCTCATCGGTATCGCGATGGCTATGGATCGCCACATCGCTCAATTCTACGGCGAAGGCGCAACACCATCATCGGTCATCGAAACCGACCAGAAGTTGACTCGTGAACAAGCCGCGACAATCCGCGACACCTTCATGCAGACCCACCGCCGTCACCGCTTACCTGCCGTCTTATCTGACGGATTGAAGTGGAAACCAATTACATCTTCGGCCGCTGATCAGCAGATGATTGAAACCCGCGAGCAGTTGATTCGCGATATTGCCCGCGTCTTTCGTATTCCTAGCCACTTGATTATGGCTTCTGGCGATAACCAGACCTATGCAAACGTCGAACAGCAATCGTTGAATTTCTTGACTCACACGATTATGCCGTGGCTTCGTCGCTTGGAAGTTGGATTGTCTCGACTATTCCCAGAGGGAACCGACGTCGTATTCGACACTTCACACCTTCTCCGCAGCGATGCGCTCTCACGCGCCAAGGTCAACGCGCTTCATATCGCGATGGGAGCTAAGACTCCAAACGAGGTTCGCGTTCAAGAAGGATACGAAGAATACGAAGGCGGCGACGTCTTCAATCAGGGACTTGCTGGCAACATCACCGCGGGCGGCGAAATGCCAAACCTCGGAGTCGATGGCAGCGAGCAGATGCCAATCATGGGAGTGGTTGAATAAATGGCTGAAACATTCCGCGCACCGAAGTCAGTCCAGAGCGAAGTCACCGAGAATCGTGGCTTGGCGGCTGCCGAGAAAATTCAGTCAGCACTGTCTCTCGAAGACGTCATCGAGATTCGTCAATCTTGGCAAGGGGAAAACGGTCGCGAATGGGCGAACCGAATTTCGGCAAGCGTGGAAGAACGCGCTGCTCAACTCACGAAAGGCTCAACAACTATGAGTGAAATCCGGGATGGAATTTACGGAGCAGATGCTTACGGAGTACCCCACAGCATTCTCGCCGCTGACGCGTCAATAGATGCAGCGCAAGATTTACTTCAACAGATTATGAATGACGACCCAGTCGCAGCTCAGGCCTTCCACCTTCTCGTGGCAGCCGACCTCGCTCTGGATCCAGTCATTAAGGCCATGGGATTGTCTGACCCAGATGAAGATGAAGCAGACGGCGAAGAAAACTCAGCCGCCATCTTGGATCAAGAAACCACAGACGACCCAGCCACAAAGATGCTTCCACGTTCTGCCACCGGCGCTGCTGGACTTCCCCTCGCCCCACGCGACACCACATGGGACGCATCAGAAGCCGACAAGCGCGTTCAAGAATATGCGGGCGGCAAGGATGACATGGATTGGGCAAAGTACGGCAAGGCATTCTTCTATGTCGACGAATCCGACAAGGAAAAGCTCGGCTCCTACAAGCTCCAATTCGCTGACGTTATCGACGGAGAATTAAAGGCAGTCCCCAAGGGAATCTTCGCTGTCGCTGGCGTTCTCAACGGCGCTCGCGGTGGAGTCGACATTCCAGAGGCCGACCAAGATGCCATCAAGTCCAAGGTTGAGGATTACTACTCAGCTATGGCGAAAGAATTTGACGATGAAGACATCAAGGCACCATTCGAGGGTCGCGCAGCCGCGGCTCGCATCGGAGAAGGCACTTACGTCTCATGGCCAACAAGCAAGGGACGCGCTCGCGGCAAAGTCGAGAAAGTTATGACTCGCGGCACGGCAACATCATCCGATGGCTACTCCATCGAGGGGACAGCTGACAACCCTGCATTCCACGTCCGCGTTTATCGCGAGCAAGGAAACGGCTGGGTGGCCAGTGATCAGGTCAACGTTCATCGTGCGAATTACTTGACCATCATCAAGCCACTTCAATCCCCAAGGAGCGCCGACATTTCTATGGTCGAAGAACGCAAGGCCGCAATCCGTACCGCTGAACGCATCACCATGACAACCGAGCTTCGTGCAGTTGGTCAGGATGATGAGAATTTCAAGATTGCTGGCTATGCCGCAACCTTCAACTCAGAGGCAACCGGACTCAACTTCCGCGAAATGATTGCACCCGGCGCATTCACCCGCACCCTGCAATCTGACAATCCTGTTTTCCTTCTCATCAACCACGACACCGAGTCGCTTCCACTGGCATCAACCCAGTCGGGAACCCTTCGCCTGTCGGAAGACAGCACCGGACTTCGCATGGAAGCCGACCTCGACATGAAAAACCCACGCGCTCAAGAATTGGCATCAGCCATCGAGCGTGGAGATGTCAACAAGATGTCATTCGCCTTCTCGGTTGCCGATGGCGGCCAGACAAAAGAAGACGGATTGCGTACCCTGACGGATCTCGACTTGTTCGAGGTTTCAGCCGTCACATGGCCAGCGTATGACTCAACAACCCTGTCACCACGCAGCGCCGATGCAGCACTGGACGCCGAGGATCTTGACATCCGCAAGCGTCAGCTCGCAGCAAAGTTCAACCAGTATTCCTTACGCCACAAGCGATAAGGCATAACCCTCGGCGCATCAGCCCCGACGGTCCTTCACCCACATCCTAGAGAAAGGGACTCAATGTCTCTATCAGATAAGCTCAAGGAGCAGCGTGATGCAGCAGTAGCAGAGGCAGACACACTCCTCGCGGCTGATGCAGCAACTCCAGAAATCTTGGACGCTGTTGCTGAAAAGCACTCAGAAATCGAATCTCTTGATGAGCGCATCGCAACTGTAGAAGCTACAGAAAAGCGTGCCGCTGCAATCAAGGAATCTCGCACAGAAAACAACGTCAAGGTCTTCGGCGGCGCAACAGTAACTCGCGAAGCTATGACCTACGACAAGGACGGCCGCAATTCATTCGTTCGCGACATGATTGGCGCACAGCTCCGCAACGACTCCTCATCATGGGAGCGCTTGAACCGTCACGCAGCAGAAGTCGCAGTTGAATCTCGCGACATCGGCTTGACCAACGGTACCGGTGGAGACTTCGTACCACCTCTCTACCTCATCAACGAATACGCAGAGTTCGCTCGTGCTGCTCGTGTAACCGCTGACTTGACAACCAACATGGCTCTGCCAGCTGGTACAGACAGCATCAACATCCCAGCAATTACTCTCGGTTCTAAGACTGCATTCCAGAACCCAGACAACTCTGCAACAACAATCCGCGACATGGTTACCTCAACAGTAACCGCACCAGTCCGCACCATCTCAGGTTACGAGAACGTCTCGATTCAGCTTGTCGAGCAGTCTCCACTTGCAGGCGGCTTGGATCGCATGGTCTTCGGTGATCTCATGGCAGATTACGCGTTGCAACTCAACGCTGCTGTCGTTGGTACCGGCGACGGAACGTCAGGCACACTCAAGGGCTTCATCACCCTTGGAACCGACACCACAAACGGAATCCCAACCACATGGACCGAGACAACACCATCAGCTGTTGGTGGACTCAAGGCCATGGCCGCTGGTATCAGCCAAGTTGTAACTAACCGTTACAAGGACGTTGAGGCCATCGTTATGCACCCATCAACTTGGTACTGGTTGTCAGCTCAGGTTGACGGACAGTCTCGTCCGCTTATTGTTCCAACCGCTGCTGGCCCATTCAACGCCAACGGTGTGAACAAGGCTCCGGGCGCATCAAAGGGTCTCGTTGGAACAATCCACGGTGTACCTGTCTACGTCGATGCAACCATCACAAAGACCTACGGCTCATCAACAAACCAGAGCCCAATCTTGATCGGTAAGTTCTCAGATTCTTACTTGTTCGAGTCAGGCGTCAAGACCCGCGTACTTCCAGACGTATTGTCAGCAAACTTGACAGTCCGTTTCCAAGTCTACGGTTATGTCGCTCTTGCACACCGTTTCGCGAAGGCTGTCACAGCCGTCACCGGAACCGGTGCTGTTGCACCTTCTGGCTACTAATAGCTAGAGTCGTGGCGCTGGCTCTGCCTTCGGGTAGAGTCGGCGCACCGACACACTTACTGGGGGAAATATGAAATCCATTTTTTTAGAAGGCTTGAAATCAGCCCGAGAAATTGTTCAGAACGATGGCATCTCCAAGCTCGATGATCTTATTTCCGAGCTAGAAGGCCAATACCGCGAAACCGCAGCGGTCACACCAATGGCGGAAACCCGATGAAGTCCAAGGACAAAGTCTGCATCGGAATGATTAACGATGGCAAAATCAACGCACAACTTGTCATCGACTTAATCCACATCGCACGCCAACGCCCCGAGCGTTTTGACGCATTCGTCCAAGTCTCGAATTCAGGACTTATCGCCCGCTCTCGCAACATCCTCGTCAAGAATTACCTCGCGCAGACTGACGCGCCGTGGCTTCTGATGATGGACGCAGATGAGCGCCTCACGGTTCCCAATTTCGACAAGCTGATTGACACCGCTCACGACAAGGAGCGTCCAGTTGTCTCAGCTCTTGTCTTCGCCGCATTCTTTAATGACGATGACCATCTTCGTCCGGTGCCTACCATCTACAACGAAATCGAAGGTCGCGGATTGGTCCCGCTTGACGATTATCCCGAGGATTCAGTCATCAAGATTGACGCATCGGGTACTGGTTGCCTACTGATTCACCGAAGCGTGTTGCTGAAATTGCAAGAAGAAACGACAGCCCATCAAGGCAAGGATTGGGCATGGTTCGTCGATGGAGCTATCAACGGTCAATGGTTCGGCGAGGATTTATTATTCTCCAAGCGCCTTGCATCGTTAGGAATTCCACTGCACTGCAACACTGGCGCAATCTTGGCCCACAAGAAAGATTTCTGGCTCGATAACCGCCACCACTTACCATTTCGCGAACAGGCGCTCAACCCCGAGAAGTAAAGGATTAGATCAGCGTTTCCCCCTGACGTTGATCTAATCCCCCAACAATTAAGGAGAAACCGTGACGACACAGTATCCCAACGGAATTGACACATTCGTCAACCCACAGGCAACGGATACTCTCGATTCGTCTACCGTTCCCCACGCAACGGAGCACGCTAATGCGAATGACTCAATCCATGCGATTGAAACGGAACTCGGAACGAATCCGAAAGGTACCAAGGCATCGGTTAGAGCACGTCTTGACGCTGTTGACAGCACAATATCTACGATTTCCCTCACGACTGGGCCGACTGGTCCCACGGGTCCCACTGGCGCAGCCTCAACGGTTACGGGGCCGACGGGTGCGACGGGACCAACAGGAGCCGCCTCAACAGTAACGGGGCCGACGGGTGCAACCGGACCGACGGGAGCGACCGGGCCAACGGGTGCCACAGGCGCAGCTTCTACAGTAACGGGTCCGACGGGTGCCACTGGCCCCGCTGGTGCTGTTGGTGCGACTGGACCCACTGGTCCTGCTGGCGCTAACGGTTCGGCTGGTTCGACTGGCCCAACGGGTGCGACTGGTCCAACTGGTCC